CATTAGAATCGTTAGTGGACTATAAAATTATGTCTATAAATAAAGAAAAAAAGTTTAATTTATAATCATGCCAGCAATTGTTACTGATCAGTTTAGAATTTTAAACGCAAATAATTTTGTCGAATCAGTAGAATCAGATAAAAATGCTTACTATGTTTTTATTGGATTGCCAAATCCAACAGGAACACCATCTCCTAGTGTTAACGTAGGATATGGTAGGTCTAGTGATTGGAATAAAACTAATTCTACACCAAAACCTCTTGATAGTTTTTCTAGTGTTGCTCATGTAGGCGATACTATGATGTTTGGTAAGAGAATTGCCTCTGCTAATATAAGAAGAATTATTAGAAGAATAGATTGGACTGCTGGTAAAAGATATGAAATGTATCGTGATGATTATTCAACTGAAGCAGGTGCTCAGAGTCCAATAAACGATTCTAGTAGATTATATGGTGCAAGTTATTATGTAATGAACTCTGAGTTCAAAGTATATGTTTGTATCTCAAATGGTTCTAGTGGCGATAATCCAACTGGAAATATTTCTCAAGATGAACCAATGTTCACCGATTTAGAACCTTCTAGAGCAGGTACTAGTGGTGATGGTTATGTTTGGAAATATCTTTATACGGTTTCACCCGCAGATATTTTAAAATTTGACTCTACAGAATACATTACTGTTCCTAATGATTGGTCAACTAGTACAGATGCTCAAATTAAAGCTGTTAGGGAGAATGGAGATTCTACTTTAAACAATAACCAAATCAAACACATTTACATTGCTGATGCTGGTGGTAAATATGCTGATGGTTTGGGACAAGAAGTTGACATATTAGGAGATGGTACTGGTGGTAAAGCGAGAGTTGATGTAGTAGGTGGTAAAATAGCAAATGCTACCGTTAGTTCTGGTGGAAGTGGTTATAGTTATGGATTGATAGATTTAGGTGCATTACAAGATGCTGCACATCCATCAAACCAAAGAGCAAAACTTGTTCCGATTATACCTCCATCTTTAGGTCATGGATATGATATTTACAAAGAATTGGGTACGGATAGAGTTTTAATCTATGCTAGATTTGACGATTCTACAAAAGATTTCCCTTCTGATACTAAATTTGCACAAGTAGGGGTTGTAAAAAATCCGACTAAAGTGGGAACAGCAGTAACTTATAGTGATTCTACATTCTCATCAACACAAGCGTTTATTTTTGATAATATTGCTGATTCATCGGTTACACCTAAGATTGGTGAGCGTATAACGCAGATACTTACAAATGGGCGAATTGCTCAAGCGTATGTTGCTTCATATGATACGGAAACAAAAGTTATGAAGTATTTTAGAGATAGATCTCTAAATTACACCAGTACATTAGATCAAACAGATTATACTGGTATATCAACTTCTGGTGCAATATATTCCTTTGAAGCATCATCAAATGCAATAAAGGGTGATAGTTCTAATTTCTCTGCAGGTATTAATACTTCATTTAGCGGAATAACTACAAATCCAACTGGAACCAAGTTAATTGATTTGGGAATCACCTTCTCAAATGGTTTATCTAATTCAGAGATAAATAAAGGATCAGGGGAAATTGTTTATCTAGACAATAGACCTTTGATTGCTCGTAATGAGAGACAAAAAGAAGACGTTAAAATCATCCTGGAATTCTAAAGAAAAATGCCACAAAAGACTAACTTAAATATAAGTCCTTATTATGATGATTTTGATAAGGCAGATAACTTTTATAAGGTACTGTTTAAACCTGGATTTCCAGTTCAAGCTAGAGAACTAACAAGTCTTCAGTCTATATTACAAAATCAATTAGAGTCGTTTGGAAGTCATATTTTCAAAGAAGGCTCTATGGTTATACCTGGAGCAGTTACCTACGATAGTACATATTTTTCAGTAAAAGTAAATCCAGATCATTTAGGTATTGATGTTACAATATATCTGGATGCGTTAGTAAACAATAATAACGGAAAAGGTACTAAGGTTAGAGGACAAAACTCTCAAATAGTTGGTACTATCAAGAATTATATCCTACCTCCAGAAGAAGGTGTTGATGACATTACTCTTTTTGTAAAATATAACGAATCTGGTGTAAGTTCTATAAGTGAAATGTTCCCTAATGAGGAAATATTAACACTTGAAGAAAATATTACTTATGGAAATACTACGTTAAATGCTGGTGAAACAATTTTAACTGTATTATCAGAGGATCCTTGTCATATTGGATCTGCTGTTGGTGTTGATAATGGTGTATATTTTATAAGAGGAGCATTTGTAGATGTTACTAAAGATGTTATAGTATTAGAACCATATTCTAATAAACCATCATATAGGGTTGGACTTGAAATATCTGAAACGGTAATCAATTCAAATGACGATTCTTCTTTAAATGATAATGCTAAAGGTTTTACTAACTTTGCAGCACCAGGTGCAGATAGATTTAAAATAAGTGTTAGATTAGCGAAAAAAGCACTTTTAGATTTTGAAGACACTAATTTTGTAGAATTAATTCGTGTCAGAGATGGTGAGATTAAAAAATTACAAGATACTTCAGTATATTCTGAAATTAAGAAGTATTTTGCTAAAAGAACTTACGATGAATCTGGAAATTATGCAGTAAATCCATTTAGAGTTAATATTCAAAATTCTTTAAATGATGAAATTGATTCAAATGGTTTGTATGTAGAGGGACAAAAAACTGATGAAGGAAATGATCCTTCAGAAGATACGATGTGCGTTAAATTATCGCCAGGTAAAGCGTATGTTAGAGGATTTGATGTAACATTACCAGGAACTACAGTTTTAGATGTAGATAAACCAAGAGATACGAAGACAATAAAAACCGCATCTATTCCATTTAGAATGGGTAGCATCCTAAAAGTTGATAATGTTGAAGGTACACCTTGGATCAATGTTGGTGGATCTACTGCTAATATTATTTCTCTTCATAGTCAAAGAAAAACTGCATCTGCTAACCCAACCAGTGGTTCTGGTACAAAAATTGGTGAGGCTCGTGTTTATTCATTCGCTGTTGCTGGTGCAGAATATACAGGTGATCAAACAGAATGGGATCTTCATTTGTATGATATCCAAACTTATACAGTATTACAGATTTCTAATCCTGGAACAAATATTGAAACTACAATTCCAGTATCTAGTCGTGTTAGAGGACTTAGTAGTGGTGCAATAGGATATGTTTCTGGACATAATCCAGCAGAACTTATTTTATCTCAAACAACTGGATCTTTTGTTCAAGGAGAACAATTAATATTTAATGAGGAGACAAAATCTTCAAATTCATCTGTAATTAATGTTACTGCATATACGTCAGATGATATTAAATCAGTACATCAAGATTCAGATACATTGGATACTTCTTTAGTATCTGATTTTACTGCTGATGCTGTTTTATATGATAAAGTACTGCCTAATTTCTCATTAGTAGATCCATTGACGGTATCTGGTGCTGCTAATGGAAATAGTGCAACAGCACAATCACCTAGAAGAAGATTTGCAGGACAAGTTGGAGTAAAAACTGATACGGTTGTAGGATATTCTACAGATTTTGGTAATCAAACTTACAATAGAGTTACTAACATATCTGCTGATGGTGCAACTTTAGGATTAGCACCTGTTGCAAGTGTGAATAATGTTAATAGTGGTGTAATTATTGCAGGTTTAACCACATCAAATATATTCAGAGTTAAACATCCAAAAATTGTTAATCTCAATAATTCTGGTTTATACAGTAAATTACCTAAGAAAAATGTTTCTTCTGTTGATCTTTCAAATTCAACACTTCTTATTAATCGTCAAGTAACAGGTAAAACAACATCAGCAGCAGGTTCTTTATCCTTTAGTAGTGCTTCAGCATTAGATGTTTCTTCTGGAATTACTAGTGCGTTCTTTGAATCATTTGATGAGGAAAGATATTCTGTTCATTATGATGATGGAACTGTAGAAGATTTAAGTGCAGATCAAGTTTCTATAACAAATAACGGTAATGATGTTTCCTTTAGTGGATTATCTGCAAACTCTGCTTGTACTGTAAATGTAACTTTGAAAAAAGTTGGTTTAATTACAAAATCAAAAGATTATGTTAGAAGTAATAAAGTAGAAATAACAAGACAGGTAGGAGTATCAACTAATAGTGGACTTACTCAAAGCAAGTATTATGGATTAAGGGTTGAAGATACTGATATATCTTTAAATATTCCAGATGTAGTTAAAGTTCATGCAATATACGAATCAAAAGATAGCAATATACCTACTCTTGATAGACTAACATTTGTTTCTGGACTTGCTTTAGATACAAATACTGTTGTTGGTGAAAAGATTGTTGGTAGAAGCAGTAGAGCAATTGCACAAGTTGTTAACAGAGTATCTGCAACTGAAATTGAATATGTATATTTAAATGATAATACTTTCTCTAAAGGAGAAACCATTACATTTAAAGAATCTAATATTGAAACCAATCTACAGGGTATAACAAATGGTAACTATACAGATAGAACTTCAAATTATATTTTAGATAAAGGTCATAAGAAACAATATAGTGATTATTCTAAAATTGTTAGAAAGAAAAATTCTTCTCCTCCAACCAATAGATTGTTAGTTATTTTTGACAACTATAAAACTCAAAGTGCTGAGAGTGGAGATTTATTTACCGCCAATTCATACAACAAAGATAGGTATACAAAGGACGTTCCTAGCATATCTGCAGATAGAGGAACTGATATTCTAGACTTTAGACCTAGAGTTAATCCATTTGATCCAGCAGTTACAACTAATAAATCTCCATTTGATTTCTCTGCTAGAACATTTGAATCAATAACAAAATATGTTGTTGCTCCAAACGAAAGTTCTATTATTGGATATACTTATTATCTACCTAGAATAGACAAATTAGTTATTAATAAATTTGAAGAAGTAAAACTAATTAAAGGTGTTTCTGCAGATAATCCTGCACCACCTACAGAAATTGGTCCTTCTATGGAAGTAGCAGAAATAACACTTCCAGCATACTTATACGATCCAGTAAAAGGTCCGAAGATTAAGTTATTTGATAATAGAAGATTTACCATGAGAGATATTGGTAAAATTGAAAAGAGAGTTGCTAATCTTGAAGTAATGACTTCTCTTACTGCTTTAGAATTAGATACCAAATCTTTACAAGTTACTGATGCTGATGGATTAAACAGATTCAAGACTGGATTTGTAGCAAATGACTTCAAAGATAGAAACTTTATCAACTTCAATAGAACACAAGGATCTAGATGTGATGTTGATGTTGTTAATAAAGAATTGATTAGTGCTGTTGATTTCTGGTCATTAAAGGCAGATTTAGCATTTGATCCTTCTATAGATGCGAACGCTGTAGATAGAAGTGCAAACTTAAAATTACTTGATGAAAATTGTCAGAAAACTGGAGATCTAATCACATTAAAATATGATGAAGTTGCTTCCGAACTTAAAAATCTTCAAGCAACTCAAGTTGAAAACATTAACCCATTTAACGTTATTGTTTTTGCTGGTCAAATTATTTTAGATCCACCATCAGATAACTGGACTAGAACAATCTATATTGATGATTTTAGAACAGAGTCTAGTGGTGCAACTTGGGCAGAGCAAGCAAATGTTATTTCTGATACAACTACAGTTGATACTGATGTTGATGTAACTGAAAGTGAAGTTGAAACAGATCAGGATATATTTGAAGGTAATCATAGAGATATTACCACTACAAGAACCACAACTACTACTCGTGCGGTAGAGACATCATTTACTAATACAATTGAACCTCTTAGAGAGTTTGATTATGTTGAAAGTATTAAGATTAGTGGTGCAACAGATCCATTCATGCGTTCTAGAAACGTTGCATTTAACGGAAATGGATTAAAACCATTTACTAAGCATTATCATTATCTTGATAGTGGAATTCCTGATGTTTTCCCTAAAGTTATTGAAATTGATATGTCTTCTGGTAGTTTTACTGTATATGAAGATGCAACAATATTTAAAAATGGTAAGGAGATAGGTAAGGTTAAAGTAATGGCTCCTGAACATAAGTTCGGTGATGCAAGTGTAACTGCAGTTCCTTTAGGATCTCCAAGTGGAATTAATGTAAAGAATGGTAGTGTTGAAACTTATCAAGTTGATATTTTTGATAGAACTAGACCTGCTCCATCTGATGCTTACTCATCTACATCAAAACTATTTAATATTGATGTTTCTGCATTAGCAAATGACGAATCCTATTATGGTTTTGTAACGCAAGGTTGTGAGATTGTAGGTGAATCTAGTGGTGCGACTGCAAAAGTAACAAATGCATCATTAATGTCAGATAATTGGGGTGATATTTTAGGTGCATTCTTCTTTAGAAATGCAAATGCATCACCACAACCACCAGTATTATTCTATAGTGGAACTAAAACATTTAAGTTAACGGCTACTACTCCAGGAACAGTAACCCTACCAGGAAGCACTGCTCTTGCAAGTGATGCAACAGGAACCTACCACGCAACAGGAACCATTTTAACCCAACAAACATCTACAGTTGGAGTTAGAAATCCACCCGAACCTGCACAAAGACCTAATGAAGTAACGTTTACTACAAAGCAGAATAGTACATCAGAAACTGAAAGAATAGAAGCTCCTTATAGAGATCCTTTAGCACAATCATTTAGGGTTGATGAAAAAGGTATGTTCTTGACCTCTATTGATGTTTATTTTGCAAGTAAAGATCCAAACGCTAAGGTTTATTGTGAAATTAGAGATGTTGAATTGGGTACTCCAACTAACTTCTTAGTACAAGATTATGCACAGATTCCAGGTGGAATAAATCCAGATGATATAGAAACATCCATAGATGCTTCTATAGCAACAAACATTAAATTCCCATCACCAATCTTCTTAGAAGGTGGTAAAGAATATGCTGTAGTATTCTTATCTCCAGCATCCGATTTATATGAAATGTGGGTTTCCACTATGGGTCAGAAAACTGTTAAGACTGCAAATCTACCTGATGTTGAAGCTTCTGTTTGCACTAAGCAATATATTGGTGGTAGTTTATTTAAATCTCAAAATGGTACAATTTGGACTCCAAGTCAATACCAAGATTTAACATTCCAGTTATATAAAGCAGAATTCGTTCCTTCTGGTACAGTAACATTCTATAACAGTCCAGTTGAACCTGGTAATGAAAATACACAGATATTACCAGACAATCCAGTAAGAACTTTACCTAGAAAATTAAAAGTTAAAGTTTCTGGTCTTGCTAATTCAGATGCTCCTATTGGTAGGAAATTAAGCACTGGACTTCCTGCAGATGCAGAAGATGGAAGCATTACTGGTGTAGTTGAGAATGTATTTGCTCCTATTGATACCACTGTACAACCAGAACTAGTTTCTGGTGGTTCTGGATATTCATTTATAGGTCAAGATAATTCAACACCAGAAGCACCAACTATAGGTGGAGTTGCACTTAAATCAACAACTAGCGATGGTTCAGGTGCAGAAGGAGATCTTGTTATGGATGCTTCTGGTGCAATTACTTCTATTACTAATGTTACTGCAGGTAGTAGATTTGCTGTTGGTGATATTATAACAATTGATCCTGATGGAAGTTTGTTTATAAAAGGTGCTGGTGCTAAACTAGCAGTTAAAAAAATTAGTACAACTCTAGATACAGTACATCTAACAGATGTTCAGGGAGAAGTATTCAAAAACGGTGCTGCAATTATTCATTACGGTGCTAATAATGATACTAGGACTGCGGCAACAGGTGCAACCGTATCTCCATCCGATTCTGAAGTTCTTAATGATATTAATAGTGGTAATGTTATTGAAGTTATACAATACAACCACGCTCATCATGGTATAAACAATGCCGTTAAACTCGAAGGACTTGAACCTGATTCTTTAGCAACACAGACAACTGCAGATTTGACATTGGGAGGTACATTAGTATCTGTTGCTTCTACTTCACCATTTATCAACTTTGCGGGTATCGCAACAGATAGAGGAGATGCTTTGATAGAAAGTGAAGTTGTTTCTTATATTGTTGGAACTGGTCAATTAACACTCGATAGTAGAGGAATTGGTGAATCTGTTGCAATAGGACATAGCACAGGCGTTTCTATTCAACCATACCAAATAAATGGATTCCCTCTAGCTGGTATTAATAGTACTATTAATATTCCTTCCAATACAACTCTAAGAAATGAATCAAATATCGATAACTATTTCTTAGAAATTGATAGAGGAACTGGACCTAGAGGTAATAATGTTGCTGATAACAAAACACTATTATGCTTTACTAGTGAAAAGGCTGTAGGTGGTAAAAATGTTAAAGTATCTCAGAACCATCAGTTCAGTACTTTATCTGCACAATTTAATGTAATTACTCCTGGTAAGGATACCTTTGTTAATACATCAGTTAGAACTATTAGTGGAACTAGTGCTGGTGGATCTGAAGTATCCTTTATAGATCAAGGATTTGAACCAACGATATTGAATGAAACTACATTTTTCCCAACACCAAGATTAGTAGCATCTAAAACTAATGAAGCACTTAGATTAAGTACTTTACCAAAGAATAAATCATTAGCATTAAAAGTTGATTTCAAATCAGGTGATAAGAACTTATCTCCAGTATTGGATTCTAAGTATGCTACTTTTGTTTTAGGTAGAAATAAGATTAATAATCCAGTATCGGATTATGTTACTGATACAAGAACTAAATCTTTAGATGAAGATCAGCATGGATCTGTATTTGTATCTAAGAGAATTAATTTAAAGCAACCTGCAACATCAATTAAAGCATTTGTTGCTGCTAATGTTCAACCAGAAGCGGACTTTAGAGTATTCTATAGACTATTCAGTGCTGATTCTAGTGAAGTTTCTCAAACATACAGAGCTTTTCCTGGTTATGAGAATTTGATAGATACTGATGGTGATGGTTTTGGTGATGATATTATTGATCTTGGATTAAATGATGGTAGAGCAGATGCTCAAGTGAAGAAAAATGGTCAAAATGATTTCTCAGAATATCAATTTACCATAAATGATTTGGAACAGTTTGATGGATTTGTAATTAAGATTGTGATGTCATCCACAAACGAATGTGTTCCCGTTAGATTAAAAGACTTTAGAGCAATTGCATTAGCGTAATGAAAACTTTTCAAGAATTTCAACAATTATGTGAAGGTGGTCTAGCAAGACAATTAAGTAATGCTAGAAATAAAGATACAGGTCACATCTCTGCTGATCGTGGTGATGATGAGGATGAAAATCGCAAGAAAAGAAGAAATCTTGAAGGTAAATTAGAGAAAAAAGGTATCGGTTATCGTAAGACAACTGGTAGATATCAATATGATGATGGTGTTGAGGGTAAAGAAGTATCTTACTCAGTTACCAAACCTAAGAACATGTCAAGACGTAAGTTTGGCAAAACTATGAGAAGACTTGGTCGTGAATCAGATCAGGAATCTGTGATCACTAAGAAACCAGGTAAAAAAGCAACTCTACATTATACTGATAAGAGTAAGAAGAAATCTGAAGGATTAGGACAAGA